ATGAAGTGTCAATAAATGGATTTGTATTCCAAGCGTGGGCGATGGTAATGTCCTGTCCACTAACCGCTGTTATCTCTCTGTGTTGAAACTTACCACTTCCACTATTAATCACTAAGATTCTACCAACATCGCCCGCAGCAGGGGTAAAGCCGCTAGCCGTTACTGTTGTCCCACTAAATGAGGAAATTGTCCCGCTTTTATATGCTGTGTTATAAACGGCCATTACTGCCCCCTTTGAACTATTTTATTAGTTAAGTTTGTTCCGTCAAAATTTGAATAAAAACTATCCTCTGATGGGTAGCCGTTTGCGTTTTCTGTAGAGTTTATAAACCTGTAAATAGTAGCGCCTTTATAATCAGCCGTTAATACTTCACCGCTTGCAATGGCTGTTTCAACTCCCGTGTATTCCACATCACCTGCTAAGTCAATCCATGTGACTATATTCGCATCATCAACCCACTCAGTATTATAATCATCACCGTCAACTTTAGCTAGTACTTGCCCAGCTGAACCGCCTGGGGGAACTCCTTCCCCTTTATCCCCCTTCTGACCCTGTACCCCTGCACCTGTAACCACTATAGATTTATCGGGAGATTGTACGACTATTGTTTTGGTTTTAGATTCTACATATATATTACTACATTCAGACTTTACAGTTATACCCATATCAAAAAACCCCTTTACATGAATAGATTTTACCATACATAAACAATGTTTTTTTACCGTTTGAATCCACTTGCTCCCACTCATAATTATAGTAATTATCCACCATAGTTGAAGTCATGGCGCTTCCTAGCTGTATATATCTAACTCCCGTAAGAGGATCTTCTGTATAGATTCCATCTTCCGAATTTGTTAATACGTCAATTAGAGTTAAAAAATCAGTGCCATCTTTGTGTTTGATTCTCACTGTATTAACATAGTCCGTTAAAGGTATGACTACTTTGTCCTTATCCTCATATCTAGTATAAACACTCCAATCAAAATCCCTGCTAACTTGTGTGCAAGTAGCTGAAGAAAAATTTAAATTATTGCAATTACTCATAAGAATTCTCACTAATTAAAACAATGTCTTGAACTGTGTAGTTGTCACCGATAACAATCTCAGACACCCACATTTGTGGAGTTTTCTCCAACCATTCAAGAATTAAGTCGCCTTCCTCATCTCTCGGAATGCGTGATTGAATTGCTACATTATCGGGATAAGTGTCCATGTAATATTGATACGTGTACGGGTGAAAAACATGCTCGTCAATGTGCTTTAGCGCCCACTTGCCATCATATTCAAATTCAGATTCTAAAGAATCAGTGCATCCCTTCATGGTTTTTGCTGACATGACGCATTTGGTTTCTTCGTCCCAATGGTCATTGTAAAGCTGTGCCGTGAATGGCGCGCCTGCGTCGAATAGTGCAAATTTTAGGTCTATAGCTTCTTGCTGTGTGTCTGTAATTACCACTTTCATTTTAAGCTCCTCCGTATGATTTTATTTCTTGATCTGATAGTGCCCTGTCGAATACCTCTAGTCCTTGAAGTGAGCCGTTGATTGATGCTGTGCTGTTTCCTAATCTCAACATACTGAATGTGTCGCCTGTAACATCACCGCTGAAATTACCTACTAAAGCACCATCTCCATGCAAAGACAATACAGCCCCCTCTTTTTTGAGTACTAGTTGACTGTATTTTAAAATTGAAGTTGTGAGTACATGATAGGATCCAGCGTCATCTTTACAAACCCACTGACCTCCGCTATTTTGCTGAAAGTAAAATCCTTCCGCTAGTGAATTACTCTCAGTAAAAAATCTTGTTACGCCTGTATTATCATAATTCAATCCCTTAAACACATAAGTAAAATCACCTGCTTGAAGAGGTAATCCAGGCAAAAAGTCGTTCGCGTCAAACTCTACTTTATTGAGTGCAGGGTTTGTGTTTTGAATTAAACTAGGCTGATTCTCGCTAGTTCCTTGCGTAAGGTTGTTAGCGCCTGTGAGGACTTCTTTTAGTGAGATTGAGTTAATCCTTAAGTTTTCTCCCGATCTGCCTGTGATAGTTAAAACATTAGTTGAACCTGCTTTCACTCCTGTAATAATGTTTTCTCCTATTCCAAGGTGAACTGAACTTACTGCGTTTCCATCTCCAAAGAATACTGTATTGATCCCAGTTCCTTCATTATAATCAACGTTAATTATTATTTGGTAAGTAACACCATTATTCCAAGTAACAGTTTGTTGAAGAAATGACGTACCACTAGTTCCATCATAATCTGCAACACCACCGCTTATTGTCCATCCTGTACCCGTATTCCAATCAGAATCAGTGTCAAATCCGCCATTAGTAACCAATTCGCTACCAAAGGTCTGAGCTGATCTGTCATCCCAAATATTTACGGAGTTGCCTGTAACTAAGCTAAAATCATTAGGATTAAATGCGCTATATTTCGCGACGTAATCAGTGGGAGTCTGTCGCCTTGAGCCTGGAAACGGCGCACCAAATGGCGACGTGAACGGCCGAGTAAATGGTATGCCGAATCTCATAATTAAGCTGGGTCGAAAAAGGTTAAGACATCTGCGCCAGTGAAGTCGTGATTATATCCTGTATCGGGTAATCCGTTGACTTCTGGATAAGCTAATGAACCAGCGTCATCAGTTAATATAAGCTTCCATTTGCCATCTGTTAAACTCGGTGCGACTGTTCCGCTTCCGACTAAGTGATAGCCGTATACAGTGCCGCCGCTGGTGTGTCCGATTTTTTTGCAAATTCTGCTGTCGTCAATAACGCTGGCAGGTGTCACGCTTCCATTTGTTGATTTTATTAAATTACCGCTCATTTTGTGTGCCTCTTATTTTTTATTAATTAATTGTCTTAAAAGTTCGCTTTGGTGCTTTGATTGCTCTTTTAGCTGTAGAACTTGATCGTGAGTTGAGTCCGCTTTCTTTTTGTAACTGTCAAGAATAATTTTTAGCTCATTAAACTTTGATGAAGTGTAGTTCTCTGCCTTTGTTACATCTTCGTCTAATTGCTCAATATCCTGCATGTTATCGCGTGCCGTACTATTCAAGTCTGCCCATGCCGTTACCGCTCCAACCAACATTACAACAATCCATATTAATGGCTGTGCCTCTTTGATTTTATGGCTGAATGTTTGGTTGTTCTGCATTTCTTTAATGTCTGTTTTCAGCTTCTGAATATCTTCATCATTGCCCATCTTCTTCTACTACCTTGTTTAAATTTCTGTGTTTTATAAAAATGAAAATAAAGTATATGGCAAATGCTGCGAGGGCATAAAAAGCCATCTGCGCGACGTAATCCCAATATGACACCAGCATGATTCCGCTACCCGAAATTATAACGCCCGCAACCGTGTGCCCTCTTCCTGGGCATAGATATGAAAACGCCATTATTCCAAAACCGAAAAGTATTAAACCAATTTGTGTAAATCCCTTAACCCATTTATCCAGCGAACCCTCGTCAATTTTAATAATGTGGTCTTTAATTTTTTGCGCTTTCTCGTGACCTTCGTCGGCTAATTTTACAACTTTGCTATTTAATCGTATTGCCGTTTCTATACCGCGCTTAATACCCTTAACTTTCTCGACTTTTTCACCTGGAACAAACTTAATTACGTCGTCAACATCATTATTGATTTGATGCAAAACCTCGTTTACTTCCCTTGCGTTCTCTTGTACTCTGACGCTGATTTGCTCGGATTCTGTGGCCGTTTTAAGTGCTTTCTCTGACTCGCTGAAACTTCCGCAACTGCAAAGGCATATGGACAGTAAAAGTATTATTATTGTGCGGTGCATGGCAAAAAACCTTTTTGTTTATTAAATTAACTTGTAAAATTTATATTTCTAATTATACGCGCGTTTTTATGGCGTTGGTTCGGTGTAGTAGTTCAGGAAGCCTTCTTTGTTGAGGTCTATAAATAGCTGTGGATAAAATACGCGCCTTATTGTCTTTAAGCCTTGTGTATTATTTACTGGCCCTATAGACTGCACGTCTATTTCATCTGACACCGTCGCTAAATAAACTCCCTCGATGTTGTTTATTGTTATATTATTATTTGATACTTTTTTTGAAGTTGGAGCTGTTGTGTACGTCCAATTTGTATTAAGATTAGCCTCTCTTCTTTCTTCTATATTTAATAATAAAGTTGTGTTAAAATCAGTTATTTCAAAATCTTTAAACTCAGAAGAATCAACCCCCCTTGACTCATAACCCGAGGTAAGTATATTTGTCGAATCTTGCCCATCACCAATAAAGGTGTATTCATCTCCTACTGTTGAATAACCTTGAGTCGTTTGTTCATCATAAGGCGAATTATTAAAATCATTAACTATCTGCTGATAATCACTGCCCCCGCTTACTCTTTTAAATCTCCTCGGCCTATTATAAAACAGACCTACTCTCGGATTGCTTGATAGAAAATTGTCGGGTCTTCCAAATCTCCCTTTTCTCCAATAACATGGGAAACATCTACTTTTTAAATTTAAGTTTAGTATGTTGTAAAAGGCTCTTAAATGATCGCCGTTTAATTCGCCGTAAACATAACCATCGCCAATAAAAGATAGATCAAAATTAACTAATGCTGATAAATTTCCCCCACTTGTGTAATCATAGTTTCCAGTGCCATATATCCTTGAGTAGCCAAAATTATCCTGCGACAACACACTTACTGTGCTATCGGGCGACAATACAGAATCATCATAAAACACGCAAAAACCATATAAATCTAAGTCAGATGGATTATTGCTTATTATTGAATACGGCCTTAGCCACCTTTCAAAAGTTTCAAAAATTATTTCAAGTTCTAAAAAAGTATTCTTGTTTAATAAAGTTGAGTTAGATGTAAATTCTGAGGAAACGAACTGCTTAGGATTAAATTGATTTACTGACATTACTTTATACCAGTAATCCCGCTCTACTGTAGCGTTATATATTGATCTTACAATATAATTAAGCCTTTGACCGCGTAGGTCATCCCAGTTTATATTACTGTTCCATTTAGACGCTGGCATTTTGTATACCTTGAGCAAATAAGTAAGGGTCTAAAATATAATTTGCGCCCTCTAATATCCCGTAAATTATTTCATCCTCCTCATAAAACGCCTGTGATACTTTATTTTGTATCACATTTACATTGGCGGAAATCTCCCCATTTGTATAACTCACTGACCTAAAATCAAGTGTATTAACTACATTAGGTAGTAAAGTTACATCGGCTTTGGCTTGCAATCTCTGCGGAGTTACACCACCACCACCACCTCCACCAGGATTACCAAACCAGTAGCGTTTTGCAGGATCGGGGTTGACTGCTGGCCTTCCCGACTGACTGACTAATAACACAGCGTCTTGAGTGGCTGCATTAAGCGTAAAAACAGGATTGTCATCCGTCCATTCGTAACCGTTCGGCTTTGTGACTACTGCGCCAGTGGCGTCTAGGTAGACTTCTTCAGCCTGCCAAGTTAAACCGCCGTTTGTGGTGGTTGTTTCTGCTGTGAGCTTTGCTAGGCGTTGAACCGCTTTACCTTGATATGGAAGTGTTCCAGTCCCGCCTTTATCGCCATACAATAAGCTATTCACATCGTTTGACGATTTATCAAATCTGTTGAAAGTATCTGTTGAAAGTAAAATTGGCATTATGTAGGCTCTGCGCTTGGAAGGTCAAAGTCTGAAAAGTCATTAAGTTCCGCGGGTTCTACTAGAATTGTAAAATCATCGTCATCGGGTTCAAGTACTGCGTCGCCATCTTCATTAATTCTTACGGGCTGTGTTAGTTCTTGGCCATCTAATCCAACTATCGGAACAGGATCGCCGTTTGTATCTTTAATCCTAAAACCATTATTAATGACTTCTTTTCTGAATCCGATTGTATCGCCTGGGGTGTGTTGACCAGCTGGGCCAGTGCCCCGCGCTTTCTTAAAACATAAAAATATAGGAAGCGTTTTTTGCCATGATGTAGTAGTCCCGTTTAAAACTTTGCGATACTCTAATGCCCCAGCCTTTGCACAATATGCAGGTATATCAATGCCCGCGACCGTTATGGCTGTGTCATTGACTGCACCGCCTATATTGTAGTTTTCAAAATCCAAAACAGCATCATTCCAAATTACTTTAATTCCTGGCCAATATTCATTGTCTTGTATAGCTGGAAATATGGGGTCGCCTGCTGTGTTAATTACAACGGTCTCCCTTGTCTCACTCCATGAAAAAGGCTCGATTCCAATAGAGTTATCCGTACCACCCCCGCCAGGGCCACCGCCGCCAGTATCGTCAAATGTTGCAGTTTTGTAAGTATTGGAAAATTCCCAAATAAGCTCATTGTCTGTTTCTGTGGTCGTCCAAGTTTGTAGGCTTAAATTGCTACCGCCTGGCAATGCGTACCCCTTGAAAAATCCCGCTAGTGAATCGGCCTCAAATGAAGAAGAAGGCGCTGCGTCAAAGATTGCGACATATTTAATGTTGATGCTAGTTGTGCCGTCGTCCGCTATAGTTTTGGATTCTCCAGGCTGTTTAATTAATTCTAGTAGTGCCATTATCTAACCTCTATTGCGTTCGTATTAGCCGCTATTTGATTTAAAATTTTATTTGATTTCTGCTGTTCTTTAACAAGTGGATTGTTATTTGATCCAAACAATTTAAGCGACTGGCTGCTGCCTGCCTCGACTAATTGGCCAAACTTTGGAATGATTGATTTGATGGCATTGGCTGCGTTTTTTTGGTCATTCTGCGCGTTTGCCTGTTCGTCAATAAATTCTTTTTGTTTGTTCGCCTGTTGCCTCGCTACCAAGCTAAAAAACTTTAAATCATCAATAGTCTTGTTTATTTGTAAGTCTCTGGCCTTCGTCTTTTCGTTCAAGTCGCTAATTATTTTTATTTCTTGTTCGGCACTTTTCCTTAATACATCTTGATAAAGTGCATCGTTTCCAACTAACAACTGTTTCAAATTTTCAGTCTTTATAGAGTCGCCTTTAAAATCAAGTTTTAATTCTGCTTCAATGGCTTTATCAGCTTCTTTTCTAATATCAGTTTTTGCTTTCTCAAGTTCTTCAAAAACTTGACGCGCCCCGCTTATATCACCGTCTCCAATTCTTAGTCCTGCTTTAAATAAAGCTTTAATTCCAAGCCATAAGGTTCTGATCTCAGTAGTTATTTGAATAAATATAATATTTAAAGTGCTGGCCGCCTCGCTGAATGTGGATATAATTGTATCGACTGTTTTTGAGCCTGTGATTTCTAGGCCGATGAATAAAGCGTCAACATTTAGAATGAATTTTTGCCAAGCTGTTTTGATAAAATTAATGCCTAATAAAAAGTCACCTACTAATCCGTCCCAGTATCCAAGAATTGATTTGAATGACTGTCTAAAAAATAACTCAATACTTGTAGTAAGAATCTTAAAAGCTAGTTTTAAGTCGCCAGCTAAAACAGCTTGCTTGAGTGCGTCAAAACTTCCCTTTGCGGTTTCTATTGCTTTTCCAAAGTCATTGGTCACTGCTGTTCCAACTTCTTTAAATAAAGTTTTCAAATCCACTATTCTATTAACAATTACACCGATCAATATGGCAACTCCTGTTAATGGTGCGGCGAACGATGTAAAAAATGCAACGGCTGCAACTTTGGCCAAAACTAAAGCGCTTGTGACTGCGCTTACAATAGTAGTTAGTGAACCTATTGCGATGCCTGTGGCGATTGCTGATATACCTAATGCACTAAGCGCTACGCCTACACCAGCGAGTATTCCGCCAAACTGTAGAATTGATTTAATTAAACCTCTGTTGTTATCTACAAACTTTTGCGCATTAACTATGTACTCGCCTATTTTATCAATCACTAAAGTAAATTGCTTTGCTAATGATGCGCCAATTTTTAGCTGTAAGCCTCTAAAAGCTCGGCGTGCTAAATTTAATGAGTCGGCCAGTTCTGCGGCTGCGGTTGCGTCCTGTTGGTTAATCACTAACCCCGCTTTATTAGCTTGATCCACATATTTTTTTATTGCTGCTTCTCCGCCATTTAGTAAAGGTATTAATCGTTGTCCAGCTTTACCGAATATTTCCAAAGCTGTAGCCGCTCTCAAGCTTGGGTCTTTAACTTGTGATAATCTTTGAGCAATTAATGTAAAAGAATCCTCAACCCCTAAGCCGACTAAATCCTTCGCAGTCAATCCTAAAACCTCGTATGAATCCGCGGCCGTTGCTAAACCTTGGTTGAGGTCGTTGATTGTCCTCTGCTGTCCGACTATGGCCTTCTCAAGTGTTGCAATATCTGCACCGCTTTGTTCTGCCGCAAAACCTAAAGCGCTAATGAACTCAGCACTCGCGCCAGTTCTTGCAGAGATTTTGTCAATGGAGTCGCCAAACTCTAAAAAGCTTTTAGTGGCCTTAACTAATGGCGCAATCAATGCCGCACCAAATGCCGTAAACCCAGCGCCTACTTTTAATATATTAGCGCCCACTTTTTTAAAATTATCCTCAACCGCTTTAAGCTGTTTATTAATTTTATTGCTGTCGAGTAAGACTTCAATAATAGCGCGTCCCTTTGGTGCTGAACTCATTTTAAATAACCTCTATCAATTAAATACTGTTGTGCAGCTAAAAACCTTCTTTGATTCTTTGAGCTACCTTTGAAAAGTCTTTCTCTTGCGACAAATACATGTGGACGGGGTTTTATATTGAAGCTTTCTTTTTTAGCGTTCTTTTTCCTGTTCTTGTAAATAACCGTTCTTGTTATAGTCCCGCCAAATTCGAGCGTGTCTTGTGCGTATTTCTTGCCTAAAGATAAAACATTTTTACTAGCTTTGAAATCAGCAAAGCCAGCCTCAAAACCGCGTGAGTTACTATCTACCGAGAATAAAGCCGTGTTTCTATATGTGCCGTGATCGCTTGGAGCTTTACCCGCCTCTGAAATCTTTTTTCTTTTTCTTACAACATTTCTTAACTCATTGCGGGCAGCTGCGGCCATGCGGAACAATGATCGACGTTTAGCCCGTTCACCGTTCTTTATGATCCGCTTTGCAAAATTGTCAGTCTTTACAATTATTTTTGCCATTTTGTTTTTCTTTCCGCGCTTTGAGTTCTAATGCTCGTTTTTTAAGATTCTTTAATTTACTGTCCTGCATGTATGGGTGAAAATTTTCAATCCGTACGTTTTTAGCGCCTGCCGAAGCGCTCAGAGTTGCGTTAATTGCTGCCGTGTGCATCCATTGCTGACGGTCGCGACCCTCGAATAACCAAAACAATTCTCTAAGGCTGTACGGCCTTGGATCTAAACCCAAAGCCCCCGCAACTTTATATATTAGCTCCCAGCCTTCAGCACCTCCGAAAAGTCCATCCTCTCGACTTGCTCCGTGAGATCCTTTTGCGTCTTCTGAATCATTGCCATGCTCTTCTTGAGGATCATTTTCATCGGCTGGCTCGGCGTGAAATCTTGGAGTGCTTCCAAAAATGCAATACCTAAGTTCTCGATTGCGTCACCGTTTAAGCTTTCAAAAAAAGCGTCTTCGTCAAGCTGTTTATTTTCTGCGTTTGATTGAGCCAAAACAAAACAAACATCTAAAAGCTTCATTGTTTTCTCTGTCCTGTTTCGATCATCGTCTAGGCTGATTTTTTCCAAAGTTTCTTGGGCGTTCATTAAATCAACGTCGTACAATTTTAGAACTTTTCGAGCATTGCCTATGTTCATCAATAGAGAATACTTTTCTCCGTCTTTGCCTGTGAATATCATTTTATTATCCTTATGCGGGGTTTATTTAATTAAAAACCGCGGGAAAAGCCCCCTAAGAGGCAAAATCCCGCATGGATTTTAAATTTCTACGACGTGTAATTCATGTTGAAAAACGCGTCTGCAAGCTTACAGGAAGCTGATACCTGTACTACTCCGTCAATCGGTTTGGATTGGCTGAAAGTTGTAACTGTATAATTACCAATTTGGCCGTTTGCCGTGCCTGTGATATCCCCGTCCATATCTGCAATGGCAATGGGTGTATCATTGATAATTGCGTTCAATATGGCTGCGGCTTCGGTATCACCGGCCAAATAAGCCCAGTTAATTTCCTGAGTTGCTGAAAGTGAACCGCCGAGTGTTTGCTCTGCGCCACCGTTTTCACGAGTTTTGAAAGTTACTTCTTCTCGTGCTATCTCTGAATCTGTGCTTTCAACTGGTGTAAACTCAACCCATGAAGCGCCTGCGCCTGCTGTGCTAGTAAGTAAACTAGTTGAAATATAGATTTTATGATCTTTACCTTGACGTGACATAATTTAGTCCTCTCTATATGTTACATTTAAAATTGTTGCTAGTAATTGCTCGGCCTCTAATGTCGGTGCGTCCATATAGTCAGCGTCCTCTATTTCTTCCAAAGTTAATTGTTCCACCTCTTCGGCTGCATCATTAACCGACTCAACAAATAAAATAAAATCATCCATTACAGATTGATTGAATATATCATTATCGTCTTCATCCAAAGTCGTCTCAGCTCGTCCAACAATAGTAACGCCTATTGTTCTCGATTTGCCCCTAGATCTACCGCCTCTCCCTCTGCTAGTTTGTGAACTATTTAACGCAGATGGATAAACGTTTATTTTGTACTCGCCTTTCTCGTAGTCCCCGCGCTCCATTGTCGGAAAATAATCCCGTGTAACTGTTACGCTTGGATTTGAAGAAAATGCAGATACTAAATGATCTGTTACATACTGAGCAACTTCTACAGCCGTGCTCATGATTTAACCTTTTTGGTGTGGATTCTATAAAGGTATTGCTTAAAGTCGGAATACTCGAAGTAATCCAAACCCGAAGCCGGTGGCGTAACTTGCCATTTTTGGCCGTCCTCGGATACGATAATATCATCGCGCCGAGGCTGGTTAATTCCGTAATCTTCTAAGTCTTCAACCTTTATTAGAAAATCCTTAGTTTTAACTTTAGTTATGAGGCCGCGGTCGTTAATCACCTGCTGACGGCTTTCTGCTTGTACAGCATTAACCGTGGCACTAGTTCGCCCACTGCTAAGCGCAGTGTTCAGCTGATAAGTTACGGTTTCCCCGTTGGAACTCTGTAGAGTCCCGTTGAGTACTCCCGCTAAGTGACTAAAACCGCGCATTTATTAAGGTGCTACTACTTCGGCTTCGTTTTGACCAAGTGCATCAGTTACGATAATTGGTAATCCTTCGTATTCAGAAGGAACTGGAGCGGGTAGGCCAGTTGGGCTGTAAGTAGTTCGTGAACGCTGTAATGCACCACGCTGTGAACGATTCATGAAGATATGAGTCGGTGCAGATCCAGCAGGGAACTTTTGGAGCGCTTGACTAAGCAAATCATCAGTTAGTGAATCAGAGCCGTCTAAGTTGCCAATACGAACGATTGAATAGTTATTGCCAATCTGTAAACCAGTGTAGCCAAACACAGGCGTATAGTAATGCGGTGCATTTTTGCCGTCGCCTGGATCGTAGTTTTGTACAATAGTTGTACCAACTTCGAGGTTATAGTTCATTACTGGCGCGATACCATTAACAGAACCATTTACACGAACCATATAAACCGATGTATAAACTGAGCCACCACCAGTGCCACCGCCGTTAAGATACTGAGAATCAGAAGTGTCAGCAACTACATCAGCAAAACCGTTGAAACCTGCCGCGCTGTTATTTGTTCCGTTGAAGATTTGCTTTTCCCACTCAAACATTGAAGCTTTTAAGTGTTCCATGATTTCGGTCTGAATTGTACCCTCGCGGTCATCAGAAGCATCAGCCGCAACTTTTGGCATCATTACTGAGCCGTCGATTGCTTCAAGGTCTTCTGTAACTGGAATAGAAGTTAATTTACTGAAATCTCGACCAGTTCCGTTACCGATAAAACCGACGATAGGCGCAGCAGTCTTTTTAACATATTTGTGTTGCTGTCCATTGCTGGACTCTTTTACACCCATTGCAGCGAGTGCAGGTGCGTCGTTTAGGATGTCGGAAAATTCGCCAGCGTCAAAATCTGCGCCGTTGATTGCTACTACTTCCGATACTGTTTTCATGTTATTAGCCATTTTTAAATGTCCTCTTTATTTTTTATTTATTCAGCGAAACGAACAAAGCTTTTTTTAACTTCTTTGGGTTCTGTTGCGCCAAGTTGTAAGGCTTCACCGCCGATTTCTTTCTTACCAGCTTCAATGATGAGTGATTGCTCGGCAATTTTTGCTTCGAGGTTTTCAATCTTTTCATTTTGGCTAGTAATGTGTTGCTGTTGTGCGGCTTCAAAGGTGATGCCCTGCACAAACATTTTTGCGCCTTCTGCGTCCCCGAATGATTGCATATATTTTTTCAAGTCGGCATTTTGCTCAACTTCTGCAACCTCGGCAACTGCTTCGACTTCTTCCGTCTTAGCTTCGGCTTTTAATTCTTCTTTAGGCTCTGCGATTTCTTGCTTTGCCTCTTCGGCTGGTTGTGCTACTTCTGCAACTTCTGCCACTTTGTTTTCTTCTATTTTATCTGCACTCATAAATGCACCTTTGTTTTTTGTTTCAATACTTAGATCTTTGTAGAAATCGTTTAAGTTAACAACCTCATCAGCCAAGCCAATTTTTACGGCATCTTCACCAATGTAAATACCGGCTTGAGTTCCAATGATTGTTTCATCGCTTATACCTCTGTTTTTTGATACTTCATTTACAAACATATTGTAAAATTTATCAACTCGGTTTTGCATGTCAATTTTTGCGGAGTCTTTGAGTGCTTCGTATGGGTTTGCGTCAACTTTTTTGTCGCCTGCGTAAACATAAGTAACGGCTACACCCTCGCTTTTTAATGCGTCAGAATAGTCATGGTGTGCGCTGACAACCCCAATAGAGCCAACACCCGAAGTCTTTGAAAGTACAATTCTATCGCAGGCGCTTGCAACTAGATAACAAGCTGAATAAGCCGCCTCATCTACCACCGCAATTAATTCCTTATCACCGCGACTGTTGAAAACTTTTTCCGCTAAAGTAAAAGCACCCGCTACTGTTCCGCCTCCGCTATTGCAATCGAAAACAATTTTAGTTACTTGCGGGTCCGCTATAGCTGTATTGAGCATGTTGCCAATCTCTGCATAGTTCATTATTCCACACATAGCATCCATGGCAGAACCTTTATGGACTAAAGCACCCTGTAAAGGAATAAAAGCAACATTATCAATTACAGTATATTGAAAAGACTCATTCTCGATAAGCTGAACACCGTCCATTTTTTCGCCCGTAAAATTGAAGTCTAATCGGTCTTTTACTGCGTGTAAAATATTGTTTAAACTACCTTGGTGTATAAGGTGTGGTTCATTGAAAATCATTCTTGATATATTTTTCATCTATTTTCTATCCTCTTGTTCAGGCATCTCTTCGGTTGCCGTTTCTATTACTGGCTCAACTAAACCCAAAGATAAATCAACGCCTTTCTCTTCGGCGTATTTCTTAGCGGCCGCCAACTCGTTAATATTTTCGTAAAAGTCTGTGCCGATTTCTTTGGCCACTCTTTGCGGAGAATCTAAACCCATTGAGATCATTTCACGAGCGCCTTTAGCTTGCTTTAAAGTGTCCCACCATTCAAAGCCGGAACTAACCCACTCAAAGCGAATATTTTCTTTCTGCTCGGCTAAATACGTGTCGCCGTTAGCTATTGCCCAATCAATTTTAAACATAAACCACGCATTCAAAAACTCGATTAAATCGGCCTTTTTACTTAATGTTGATTTTCTATAATTGATCATCGCACCGCGTGAACCGGCAAAGTTTGCTTTTGACTCATCGTAAAAATTAACAGGGAAGTCCAAGGTCTTTAATGCCATCTCAATCATCATCAACATATAATCTTGCGCTTGATTGCTTGGGTTTTGACTCTCCAATAAATCAACTTTATCGCCTGGATCTAAATCCAACTGAAAAGGGCCTTTGCCTAGATTTACATCATAGCCGGCTGGATTAGTATCGGCGGGGTCTAAAACATCATCAAGCGAAGTCCCATTATTCATCATGTCGCCCATTGATTCGTCGCCGTCTCTATGGAAAGCAATTCCGAACAACTGAGAAATTTTAAGTTTTGCTAATGCGTATTCGCTCGCCTCGGCTTGGTCTTGAAAAATCGACATACCACTTAATAAAGGGCTGATTCCGCGCCATTGGTCAATACGTTCGACATATGCCAGGTGTAGCACATCGCGCTTATTGAGATCCGCTAAAAAAGAAATATTGCCGGAGCTGTCGCGCTTTCCGACTCTAATCTTTTCGATTCTTTGCGTCGCGTCATCAATTAATAAACCTTGAACCCAGCTTTTATTTTTTGGTTCTGTGTCGCCGTCCTTCTTCATGTTCTTGACGCGATCGGCTTCGATTAACTGAACTTTTCCGTTTCTTAATTTATATGCAAATACATCGCCGTCTACAAATCGCGAGGCTTCCATTAATCGCAAAGCTTTCTTTAAATTAAATCTTCCGCTTTGATCAAATTGTGATTTGTTCGACCACTTAGCAACATTTCGAGACAAGTAATCCTTTAATTGCTCATCGTCACCCATAGCTTTAAATCTAAAGTCTGAAACATAATCTAAATGCTTGCGAATCCCCCAGGCAGCGACCGCAAAGTTTCTGCGCAAATCCCGCGTGTTACCAATAGCACTTTTTCTCGCGCTTTGGCCTAGGTGTAACTCACTAGGGCCAGTTTTGGTTCGTAGTGGTTTGCGGTCGCCGCCCTTTAGAGAATTGTAATCTTTACCGCCCCATAATCCGCTTAGAAAACCCATTTTATTGATTCCTCAATGTTGCGCCCATACTGGCAATTTTTGGCCGTTTGTTAATTCCACTTATCTCGTTTTCAAGTTTAAGCGCAATACGTTCCATTTCGGACAAACTTCTATAAGTAACGGTTTGGCCGTCGAGCTGTATAGATGTAGCGCCGGAGTAGATAGCTTCTTTAAGTGCGTCTAGTCGTTCTGTGTTTGTGGGCATGTATTAAAATCTCACTTTTTAAAAAAGTAAGCTAGCTAAAAACAACTTTCAAAGACACAAAAAAAGATCAAGTATAAAATCTATACTTAACCTTTAATCAAACCGCTTTAAATTAGTTTTATCTAATCTCGTAGCCATTTATTGAATTGTGTTTATTGCATGACTTACACTTAGCCAACCGACGAATCAATGTATTAAAAGTTTTCCCGTTTACCCTGTGGCAAACTTTTATAGGGTCATCGGTTTTTATTGTGATTAAATCAGTTTTACCGCAGTGAATACAAGGAGTTTTTAAAGCTTCGATTGACGGTCTTTTATAGTCGCGCTTAGTCTGCTTGATTTCTTTCTTTGGCTTTGGCTCATCTAAAAAAGCGGGTGCTTCCTGCACTTCCTCTTTCTTTTTCTTTGCCGGTCTTCCGCGTCTCTTCTTTGGTGCTTCTGTCATGGTTGTACCCTATTTTGTTTTTTATATAATTTACTTATTGATAATGGTTTTTCAATTATTGTTTTTACTGTCATTTAAAAAAGCCCTTAGCGCGGTGCATAATCCCGCTTGTATCATTGCTATAAAAAACAATTCTTTTTGATCCAAAAAACCAAACACAACAATAAACACTAAATTCAACATTATTAAGCTGGTTAGTTCGCTTCTATTTTTCTTTTTCAACTTTTTATTCTCCTATAAATATTTAACTTTGCTTCGTCGGTTTCTTCTCAATCGTTCGCCCTTGGTCATCATCTTAGGCTTGTCATTATCGGGTTTTATTCCGATCATATCCGCCGCAGCACTAGCACCAACAACACAGTCAAAAAGGTGATTGTCTCGCGATCTGTTTGGGTGTTTCCACTCGTCAACTTCTCGAGTTGGGGATTTGACTAGTATGCTCATCTCACTGGTCATTTGTTCCGCAAACATTTTATGGCGCTCCGGTCGCTCTTTAAATAGAGTTAATCCGCCTTTTGATCCGTTGGCCAACCCTAAGCGCTCCGCGACCACTGTTTTCCAATAATTAACGTCACAATCAATACGTCTTATTTTTTGATCCTTTGGAACACTTAAACGGGCATGATTAAAATTCATTTCACCACTGTTGCAACTATATTCGCTCATTGGTTTAGATGATGCTTTAATACCGAAACCCATATAAGGCAAAACTTCAGCCCTTCCATATTCCCTACAAAATTGATAAATCTTTTTAGTGGACAAACCCCAGCCCGCATCAATTAAAACCTTATTTACAGTCATTAATACACCGTCGTCCCGTTCTCGCTCCTCTAACATCCTGTCGCATAAATCAGTAAGCCCAGCGAATAACCTGCCTCCTAAATCGGTCGTGTGTGGGTATGTTGTTTTTAGTCTATACTTCGCGCTGACGTTTGTATAATAATTCATTTTTTGATCGGGGAAAGCTCCGTAGTCAATTACATAACCAGTTGCGTCTTTCTCCCAGGCAATAACCGCGTACCATAATAAATCGTCTTGCACGTCAATAAAAGCCGTGAGGTCGTTACACTGCTGAGGAATCACTAGCTTTTTATATCCGTTGATTTTCTTCTGAACTTCTTTAGGCTTTAATCGTCGGCCTATATCTTTCTCTTTCGGCGCGTTTTGATACTCAGAAAAAAAGCTTTCCTCATCCTCTAAGTATAAGTGCATAGCGTGCTGGATCGCGCTTACCTCGTGTTCTGTCTTTCGCTTATCCCAGGAAGCTTCCCCGCCCTCGTCCAAAGTTTCGCGGTTCTCTAAATAATAATCATTAACTTTTTTAGCGTCGTATTCATCAGCTCGTAAAGCATCAAAATATAAATCTCTGTAAGCTTCCCACGCGTCCAAATTAACAGGCATCTTGCGCATCATTTGGTAAATCTCGCCGCGCCATCTTGGAGAAATCTTTCTATCCAAAAGCTTCGCAGCTAAGTCATCGGGTGCGATAATTGTGCAAGGGCAAACGCCGTCAATTCTATTGTCTGCACCAGCCAAGCCTAAAACATCTTTGTTAATTAATTCCTCGCGCTTTGCAATCTGTGTGACTGAGTTGGCGCTCTCCGTTGTTTGTGGGTCATCAATTATTACAAAGTCGGGCCTTAATATTTCGCCATCGGGTGTGATGTGTTGCTTACCACGAATCGCGGAAGTAAGCCCGCCAGTTTCAACAATTAAGGAACTAGTCGGATACGGGTCGCCATTGTCATCCTCGATGTATGGTAGAATTATTTTATCCTTACCAAGTTTTATTTTTGTAGTCAATCCATTACAAAGTTGTCCGCCTGCCCTATTAGCCTGTCCGCCTAATGCCTGGAAAGGTATGCAAGCTTCGGGAAAGTCTTCCAATAATAATTGGTTTGTGGTCATAAATGTAACCACACCCATGAGCATCTTTTCACTAGCTGGAGATGTTGCGCCGATTAAAACGGGATAGCGTTTGTGTGCATATAGAATAACCCACATTAAAGCGCCTAAGCACATTGTACTTTTACCACTACCGCGAGGCATGGCCAATGCAAAAAGGCCCTTGTCTAAAACTGATGTTTGTATTTTTGCCAGTGCTTTTAAATGATCGGGCGACCAATCCAAATAAAAAGCCTCTGCCATGTAAGTTTCCAGGAATGTCTTTAAATCCAGTCGACATTCTTCGCGCCTTTCGGGATTCATGCAAGAATACATGGCCTCGGAAATGTCGCGGCTGTTCTCGGACACCTCCCGCGCTCGTCTGAGTTTGCGGTTTTTCTCCCGTTGGTCCAGTTCTTCTTTAGTGTACTTTTTAGGGGCTGGCATAATACCGCCTTAGTTTAAATGTTTTTTATTATGTGAGTATTTATTAAAAAACAATCCTTTGTAATTTGTCGGTTTAGTTTTACAAAATCTATTATAAGTCATACTTACAAGTTTATCGCAAAGTTTTTCCTCTTCTAAGCTTGCTGGCATCTCTAATTTTGCCAATGTATGACATTCAAAAAAAATAATGTCACAGTCTGAACATTCTACATAAGTCTCGAAAACATTCATATCCCTTGATGCAGTTAATTCGACCCCACCACCACAACAAGGACATCTTTCTAATTCTATATTCTCCATGCGGTTATCCTTACTTATTAATTAATCTGACATGTTCAATATACCGCTTTTCGTTGCGCTTTCTAATTCCTCGGTTTTCAAGGCTGACGGATAGGCAGATAAGCATCCATAAGGGACACCAAAGCCCGAAGGTTATTAAGCATAAAATTAAATGCAATAGGTGGCTGACTTTCTTTTCGTTTTCCATTAAGGGTGACATGCGGTTATCCTTTTAGATTAATGATATTAAGTTTATTTATTATTTCGATTATGCAGCCTTGAGGAACATTGCTGTGATGCTCTTTAATTTCTATTTCGCAGTAAAAATCTAGTTCACCAATCCATGTGCGATAGTATTCAAGTATGGAAGTAGCTCCACCGCCACGAGGAATAAAAATTAACTCTCTTTCTTTTTTAAGTTCTTTACCCAGCAAAAACAATTCAAGTTTCTTCATTAAATTTAATTGATACTCATTGAACCAAATATTAAAAACATTGGGGTGATTTTTTTTTAAATATAGTGCTATCTGTGGCGTGTCATTGCTTTTTGTTTCCATGCGGTTTGTTCCTTGTTTTGTGTTTAAATGCTTTCGATTAATTTATAAAGATTCATCAAGTGCGGCAAACCCAGAAACTGAACCTCTCCCTCCGATAAGTCTATTGTGTATGTTGACCAATCATCGTATACAATACCGACGGACTTACCTGTTTGATTAAACGTTACAATGCCATGGCCATCAAGTTTAAAGCTTTCGTTTTCTCTCGTTACTCCTGTTAAAACTAGCATCTTTCTTTTTCCTTTTGTGCTATGTGGTTAATGATAATTTCGTAAACCTCTTTACTGACCTGGAAGCCGTCAATGATATATATTGTCACGTTCGGGTTTTCTTCTTCTCTAATAATTTCTAGTTTCATTTTATTTTTTCTCATTCGTTAAATCAAATAAAACCAAGGACTCATGTTGCCAGTCTATTATCCTTTCTATTGATTTCCGCATATTCATAATAGCCCCCTTTCTGCTGCAGAAGTTCCAGTTTTTATCTATCTTTATAAATTTATTTAATTCATCAATTAATATATTTTTTTCAGCTTCCAAAGATTTTATATAGATACTTAACTGCTGTTCATTTCCCTTAATATCATCAATCTTTGAGTTTGTTTTCTTACTCTTATCCATGCGGTTATCCTTTGTTTTGTGTTTAAATTATATTTATCGCTAATATGTTGTAATTATTGGC